CTGGTAACTCTGATGAAGCATCTGGTACTGGTTATTCCGCTGGCGGTCAGGTACTTGATGGCGCAACTATTTCGCTTGATGGTTCTACCGCTATTGTTGATTTTACAGATGAAGTATTTGCTGATGTTACTCTTTCTGCTGATGGTTGTATTATTTACAACGCTGGGCAGGGGAACAAGGCAATTGCTGTCATTGATTTTGGTGGCACAGTAAGTGCTACTGCTGGTGACTTGACAATTGAATTTCCTACCGCTGATGCAAGCAACGCTGTAATTCGTATCGCGTAAGGAAACATTATGGCTGTTACCGTAAATGCTGCTGTTTACGGAGTAGGTGTCTACGGAACAGCTAGGTATGGCAAGGTTATTGTAAGCAACCTTGACCAAGCCACCGCTACTGGTGCTGTTAATACTGTTCAGGTAAACATAACAGAAATCCTGAACAACGTAAGTGCAACAGGTAGTATTGGTACAGTTGCTATAAGCAATACAGTTACACTTACAGGTGTACAAGCTACAGGCGCAGTAAATACTGTAGAAGAAAAACCTACAGAAGTTCTTAACAGCGTAAGTGCTACAGGTTTTGTAACTGCTCCACAAATAAATACTGCTGCTGGTATTTCTGGAGTAACTGCAACAGGCACAATTGCAAATGTAGTTGCAGGTGGTTTTGAAGTTGACATTTCTGAACGGCTGGATAGTGTATCTGCTACAACAACAGCTAACGGCGTTCAGGTAAATGTAACAGAGATACTGGGTAGCGTTAGTGCTACAGGTGCAATCGGCACACTAGCGATTAGCAATACTGTTACACTTACAGGTGTTCAAGGCACAGGTGCTGTAAACACCGTAGAAGAGAAGCCAACAGAGGTTTTAGGTAGTGTAAGTGCTACAGGCTCTGTAAACATTGTTCAAGTTAATATTACCGAAATACTTGGCAGTGTAAGTGCAACAGGTTCTATAGGAACACTTGAGCATAGCAACACAGTTACACTGACAGGTGTTCAAGCAACAGGCACTGTTAATGCACTTGAAGAAAAGCCCACTGAAGTATTAAACAGTGTAAGTGCTACAGGCGCAATAGGCACACTAGCAATTAGCAATACTGCTACACTTACAGGTGTTCAAGCCACAACAGCACTGGGAACAATTACAAAAACTGCTGTAGTATTTAATTTCCAAGCTGTAGCAAATCAATACAGTCGTGCTAGAACAGTTAAAATACCAAGAGCCGCGTAATGTCTACAGCAGCAGAAAGAACAGTTGATATACCGTTTGAAAGTAGAAAAGTGTATATTCCTCGTGGTACAACGCCAGATGACAGAACGGTGCTTATTAAATTTGAAAGTAGAACAGTATACATAAACAGACAAACAACGTCTGCTGAACGCACTGTATATGTAACGGAGTTATATTAATGTCATATCGTTGGCCTATTAAAGACAAAGATGAGACGCTTGATTATAGCGTAGATTGGTCACGTTTTCTTGATACTGCAACAATTAGTTCTGTTCAATGGTTTGTACAAACAGATGATATTGGTAAAACACTATTACCATCAGGACAAGATTTAACTACTGCCTCTGGTGGTACAGTTACTGACAGTATTCAAAATGTTTCTCAATCAAACACATCAACAGTAGCTACTATTAATCTTGCTGGTGGCATAAATAATAGAGAGTATATATTTGTTTGTCGCATGACTGATGACACAGGAAGCACAGCTGAACGTACAATCAAGCTAACTATTAGAGAGAAGTAATACACATGGCATATGATTTTCTTGGCCTAGTAAATGACATCAACAGACGTTTAAATGAAGTTGAACTTACTTCCGCTAATTTTGCTACTGCCGCAGGTTTTTATGGGCAAGCAAAAGATGCTGTCAATGCCTCTATAAGATATATGAACCAGTCAGAATACGAATGGCCTTTTAATCATGTAGAGCAGGAAGATACATTATCAGTGGGTGTAACACGCTATCCGTTTCCTGTTGACTGTAAAGTAATTGACTTTGATACTTTTCGTATTAAAGAAAATACCACACTTGGTAATAACACAGTTAAATTGCCTATAGTTTCATACGAAGAATATCTTGACAAGTATGTAGACCAAGAGTATAATAGTACTATTACCTCACAAGGACAGGGTGTTCCACAAAGAGTGTCACAAGCACCTTCGCTTGAATACATAATGACACCTGTTCCAGATAAAGCATATACAGTTGTGTATGAGTATTATCGCATTCCTGTAGACTTGGTACTATATGATGATGTACCAGTTATTCCTGAACGGTTTAGACATATCATTGTAGATGGTGCAATGCATTATGCTTATCTTTTCCGTGGCAACACACAAGATGCTTTGGTTGCTAAAGAAAAGTTTGAAGAGGGCATTAAGCATATGAAGTCTATGTTGATTAACCGTTATAATTATGTACGCTCATACCTAATTCAGCAGAACACAGGTGGGGGCGGTAGAATTGGCTACGCAAGGCTTCCGTTGTAATGGACAGATGGCAAACTTATCCTATAGAATTTCGTGGTGGTTTAGTAACAAATTTAAGTCCTTTACAACAGGGCATAAATGCACCCGGTTCTGCTCGTATTCTTCGTAACTTTGAACCATCCGTTGAGGGTGGGTACAGGCGTATTGAGGGCTATGATAAGTATGACAGTAATATTATTCCACCATATGGTGAGCCTGTCGTACATGGTAATGGACAAAGTGGCACTGGCTTAATACTAGGTGCAATACACACTACACCAGAAGCAGGTGATGTATTTTCGTTAGACGGTGGATTAGTAGACGGTGCAGCGCAAACAGGCACAAGTTTAAATGTAGATGGTTTAGATGTAGCACCATCAGCTAGTGACACATTTACTATTGCAGGTGACACAACAGTATACACAGTTAGTGCAGCAACGGCTCTTGTAGGTACAGCATCTACACTAACAATTACACCAGCTATTACAGTAGCACCTGCCGATAACGCAGTTTTGTCATTTAGATATACGATTGCATCTGGTGGCGTAACATTTGATGCTACAAATAACAGAGTAACACTTACGCTAGACCAGACAATGGTGGTTAATCCATCAAACGCAGACGTAGTTACCTTTGTAAGCACTATATCTGATTATAATGCAATAGGTGTAGCAAGCTGGGAAGACCAAGCTATTGTAGCCAAGAACGCAGATGTCTTTAAAACATCAGGTAGTGGCTTTACAAAGATAAATGTCTATGACTATGGCGCACCACTTGTAGATGGTGCAGCCCAAACAGGAACTAGCCTTGTTGTAGATGGCATTACAGGCATACCACAAGCAGGTGATGTATTTAAGATTGCAGGTATTGACCTTGTATATACACTGACTGCAGATGCAATTGTAACAAGTGGGGCAGCAACATTAGCAATTGACCCAGCACTTGCAAGTAGCCCAGCAGATGATGCTGTAATTACTTTTATCTCTAGCAATAGAGAAGGCGCATCTAAAGTACGTTTTGCTAAATATAACTTTAGTGGCACTGAAAAGATAGCAATGGTAGATGGAGCAAATGCTCCTGCATTATATGACGACAATGACTTTATTGTATTAAATGATGCACCAGCAGATGTAGTAAGTGCAACACATGTAGTAGAACATAAGAAGTCGCTGTTCTTTGGCAAAGGTTCTGTTTTATCCTTTACTGCACCATATGATGACCAAGATTTTGATGTGGCAGCTGGTGCAGGTTCTATTAATGTAGGCGGTGTTATTACAGGACTGGTTGTTTTTCGTAATCAACTAATTATCTTTACAGAGAAAAACATTCAGCAATTACTTGGTAACACAATTGCAGACTTTAATCTGCAGCCAATCACAAGAGATATAGGTTGCCTTGAAGGTGACACGATACAAGAGATTGGCGGGGATGTAATGTTCCTTGCACCAGATGGATTAAGACTATTAAGTGCAACAGAACGAATTGGTGATTTTGGGCTTGCTGCAATATCAAAAGTAATCCAAAAGAACATGACAAGTTTCATTGCAAGTAACACAAACTTTACTAGTTGTGTAATTCGTGAAAAGTCACAATATAGAATATTAGGTTTTAACACCAACATTACACAAGAAAATGCTCAAGGTATCTTGGCAACACAATTTGCAGAACAAGGTGGAGCAGGTACGGGGTTTGCAGAGTTACGTGGTATTCGTGCCTATGTAGCAGACAGTAATTACAATGAATCTGTAGAAGTTGTACTGTTTGCAAATGACGATGGCTACTTATATCAGATGGAGTCTGGCAATAGTTTTGATGGCAATAACATACAAGCACGTTTTTCTACACCACATTTGCCAATTCAAGACCCAAGAGTACGCAAGACATTTTATAAATTATTTCTTTACACAGACCCACAAGGTAGTGTAAACTTCACAACAAGTTTAAAACTTGATTTTGATACACAAGGAACAATTCAACCACCACCTATTACATTTGCAAACACATCTGGTGTTGTAGGTTTTTATGGAGTAGGTACATATGGAACAACATCATATGGCACTAAACTACTCAAACTTTTTGAAGGACAAATTATTGGTTCAGGATTTGCTGTCTCATTTCAGTTTGAATCAGATGGCACAGACCCACCGTATTCACTTGATGCATTGACAGTAGAATATGGTATTCACGATAGAAGGTAGAGGACACTATGGGTACAGGCTACACTCGTAACGATGTCAGTAATAACATTGCTGATGGAAACATTATTAACGCTGCTGACCTTGACGGTGAGTTTGATGCGGTAGAATCCGCATTTAATTCCAGCACAGGTCACACGCACGATGGTACTTCAGCAGAAGGTGGACCAATTACAGTTGTTGGTCCAGTACAAGACCTTGTTGTAAGTGCGACTGAAGTTAAACCAAAGACGACAAATACACTTGACTTGGGTACATCAGCATTGCTCTACAAAGATGCGTACCTGCAAGGCAATATGTATTTCCGTGATACTGCACTTAAGATTGTATCAAGTGCAGATGGTCAACTTGATATTGATGCTGATGTTGAACTGGAACTTGTAGCCCCCACAGTTGACATTGATGCCTCTACTGCTGTAACCATTGATACTGCCTCTACCACATTTACCTCTACATTATTTAATGTTACAGGTTCTGCTAATATCACAGGTGACCTTGATGTAGACAATATTAACATTGATGGTAACACTATTATCAGTACAGATACTAATGGTGCTATTAACATTACGCCAAACGGTACTGGTGCAGTTAATATTACAGCAACAACGAATATCACAGGTGACCTAGACGTTGACAACATCAACATCAACGGCAACACCATCTCAAGCACCGACACGAACGGTAACATCACCCTTGCACCGAATGGTACAGGGGTCGTTGCGTTGTCTTCAACTGA